TAGTATGGACAATATAGCATCAGTAATCATAGCAGTAGTAGGTGTTCTCGGTGGTGCGGGAGCGAGGCAAAACTACGCAAAGAAATTAGAGCTCAAGCATCAAAGCAATAAGTACCAGAATAAGGATCAAAACTTGTTTAGGGATCAGATTTTGACTGAGGTTGACAGATTGAAGCAAGAGCTGGTTCAAGCTCAAGACAAGGTGCTTACATTGACAGCTGAGGTATCTACGCTTAGAGAGCGTGTTAAGAACCTAGAGAAAGAAAACGATAGATTGAAGTCTAGATAATGTCAAGAAATACCATCAAGGGGAAAAACACTCGTAAAGGCTCAAATAAAGCCACTGGACGTGATTACTCTAAAGAGAAGGGGTATCAGTCCACTCTAGCTAGAAAACGTTACAGAGCGGCTCTAAATAAGTCTAATCGCAAAGCTGGGACCTATGGCAATGGGGACAAGAAGGATATGAGTCATGATGCTTGTGGTAATGTAAAGAAAGAGAGTCAATCAAAAAACAGAGCAAGGAATAGAGGAAAGAGAAAGTGCGGATGTAAAAAATGAGATCGCTAATACTCGCTATATTATTATCTAGCTGTTCGGCTACTTGGCACTTGAATAGGGCCGTAAAGAAGGACCCTAATATACTGTTAGAGCAAGTTGTTAAAATAGATACGTTTACCGTTAGGGATACGTTTACTTATCATGACACGTTCGTAACTAAGTCGGTTGATACCATAACCATTGACACAGGAAGTGTTCAAGTTCGAATCATAAGAGAGCACGACGTCATAAGAACTACCATTACTCAGAAGCCAGACACGGCGTTTATTACCATTGAAAAGCAGCTGCCACCTAGGCTTGTATACAAGGAGCATTGGTTCCAGTGGTGGTACCTATTGATTATTTTCGCTATATTTGTGATTATAATCAAATTAAAATGAGTAATATTACTAAAAAAGAATTAGAAACTCTACGCACACTTAATCAATCTATTGCGTCAGAGAAAAACCAAATTTCAGATAACTTTATCAGGGCTATTGCTTCATACCAAAGAGTGATGTCTGCTGCGGGTGACTTAACTAAGTTTAATGCAGAGATAGAGGAGAAGTACGGTCAAGTTGATATTGACATAGAAACAGGAGAATATGTTGTTACGAAAGATAGCAGTGGGCAATGACTATAAGAACTCTATGAACTACTTGGTAGGGCAAAGTATTCTTAATAATCTATACACGATACACGAAATATGTAGAGAGAATGACGGATCTGTATGTATATGGATTCGTAACGAAGAAAAGGGAGAGATAATGCGTTGGAAGATGTTCAGCGCTAATATGCCTATTTCTTTTGAGTACAATATAGACTTTTAATGGAATCAACTTTCTTTTACTTAATAGAGCCCCTAAATGGGGATACTAGGTCTTATGTCACAAATGACGGATTAATTGTTGGTGCTAACCTAGAGGACCATAAGTCTACGCAAAGACTAGCTAAGGTTATTGGATTGCCTAGAGAGGGAGCTGAGCTTGAGTTAGGTGACACTATTGTGGTGCATCATAACACGTTTAGGGAGTACTACGACATGAAGGGACGGCTAAGAAAAAGTGCTAACTTTGTAAAAGATAATCTGTACTTCGTTGAAAAAGAAAGAATCTATATGTACGTCCGAAAAGGACAAGAGATGGTCTTTGGTCCTTATGCGTTTGTTAAACCAATCGACAGAGAAGAAGAAGGATTTCAATATTCGACGAGAGCTGAAAAAGAGCTTATCGGTGAGGTGGCACTTGTCAATGATAGCTACTCCGAACAAGAACAAGTCTTCGAGGGCGATATCGTAACCTTCAGTAAGGACAGCGAATACGAGTTTAAAATAAACGGAGAGCGATTCTATCGTGTCCCTACTAAGAATATAGTTGCTGTGTTATGAGTAAAAAGACTAGAGAGGATATTATAAAGGCCGGAGAGATAGCTGTTAAGGAGCTTATACGTGTTGCTAAGGAAGAGATTATTACGGGCGATCCCGAACATGAACTAGCGGCAGACAGATTAAAAAATGCAGCAGCAACTAAAAAGCTTGCTGTGTTTGATGCGTTTGATATTCTCAATAGGATAGAGGAAGAGCGTAATGTGCTTGACAATGTAGTAGTAGACAAGAAAGATGACTCCAAGAAAGGTTTTGCGGAGAAGTTTAGTAAATGAAGAAGTACGCCCTATACCATATCGACGACAAGAAAATCCCCAAAGATGTCATCAAGAAGAAGAACAAGGAGAAGTCATGGGAATATGGCTATGACGAAGAATACGATGTTGTCGTTATATCAAAGGACGGAACGATTGGCCAGGTATATGATATCAATTCTGTTAAGATAGCGCTACCGTCTGCTCCATCGGAAGTTGACGATAGAGGTAATAGGTGGGCTCCTACTGAATATCCTAGGGAGCTTCAAAGAATCAAGAGCATATTTGACTGGAACAGAAAACCAAAAGAGTTTCAGTCTAAGTGGGTTAGTTTTATAGAAAATGAATTTGATCGTAGAGAGTACGGCTATTGGTTTGTTAATAACGGCGAGCCTTGTTATGTTACTGGTAGCCACTACATGTATCTTCAATGGACGAAAATAGACGTAGGTCTTCCAGACTTCCGTGAGTCCAACCGGATATTCTTTATTTATTACGAGGCGTGCAAGGCTGATAAGAGGTGTTTTGGAATGGTCTACCTAAAGAATAGACGTTCTGGATTCTCTTTTATGAGTGCGGCTGAGATTGTAAATCAAGCAAGTATGTCTAAGGACGCTAGATTTGGAATACTATCTAAGACGGGTGATGACGCCAAAAAGTTGTTCACGGACAAGGTGGTTAATATATCCAATAACTATCCGTTCTTCTTCAAGCCTATACAGGATGGTATGGACCGACCGAAGACGGAGCTTGCGTATCGTGTGCCAGCGTCTAAGATTACAAAGAAGAATATGTCCCGTGTAGACGACGAGGATGACATGGACGGGCTAAACACTACCATTGACTGGAAGAACACGGCAGACAACAGCTATGACGGTGAAAAGCTGCGTATGCTGATACATGACGAGAGCGGGAAGTGGATGGTGCCAAATAAGATATTAAACAACTGGCGTGTAACTAAAACGTGTCTGAGGTTGGGTAGTAAGATTATTGGTAAGTGTATGATGGGCTCAACGTCCAATGCACTAGACAAGGGTGGAGCTCAGTTTAAGAGTTTGTTCGAGGACTCTAATCCGGGAGAAAGAAACGCCAACGGACAGACAAAGAGCGGTATGTATAATCTGTTTATTCCGATGGAGTGGAACTTTGAGGGGTATATAGACGAGTACGGCATGCCCGTGTTTCATACACCAAAGTCACCAATCAGAGGTGTAGACGGAGAAAAGATAAAGATAGGTGTAATAGACTATTGGGAGAACGAGGTAGAGTCATTGAAGTCTGACGCAGATGCATTGAATGAGTTCTATCGTCAGTTTCCTAGAACGGAGTCTCATGCGTTCAGAGACGAGAGTAAGGCGAGTATATTTAACCTTACTAAGATATACCAACAGATAGATTACAATCAATCGCTAATGCGCGATAGAGTGTTGACACGCGGGTACTTTCATTGGAAGGATGGCAAGAAAGACAGCACAGTTGTGTGGACTCCTGACAATAAAGGACGATTCTTGATAAGTTGGTTTCCTCCCGCTCAGATGCAGAATAACGTAATAAAGAGGGGCGATAAGTTCTACCCTGGCAATGAGCACGTCGGAAGCTTTGGTTGTGACTCGTATGATATATCGGGTGTAGTTGGCGGTGGCGGATCGAACGGAGCACTTCACGGTATGACCAAGTTCAATATGGACGATGCTCCAAGTAACTTCTTTTTCTTACAGTATGTAGCTAGGCCACAGACGGCGGAGATGTTTTTTGAGGACGTGTTGATGGCGTGCTGCTTTTATGGTATGCCAGTGCTTGCGGAGAATAACAAGCCAAGACTGCTGTATCACTTTAAGAACAGAGGGTATAGGGCGTTTTCTATGAATAGGCCCGACAAGGAGAAGCACAAGCTGTCAAAGACGGAAAAAGAACTAGGTGGTATACCAAACAGTAGTGAAGACGTTAAGCAGTCTCACGCATCTGCTATCGAGACGTACGTAGAAAAGAATGTCGGCATAGACCTTGAGGGTACATATAGAGACTCTGACGAGATGGGCAATATGTACTTTACGAGGACTCTTGAAGACTGGGCTAGGTTTGATATTAATAATCGTACAAAGTTTGACGCTACAATCAGCAGTGGGCTTGCAATTATGGCAAATCAGAAGCACCTGTATATACAGCAAAAGACACAGTCAAAAATAAGTATTAAATTTGCAAAGTACGACAATAAAGGCAACAACAGCCAAATAATACGATAAATGGATAAAGAAACACTGGTACCATACGTTACCTTCCCAAACAATACTGCCACGGAAGAAGAGAAAGCCTCGATGGAGTATGGTCTAAAAGTGGGCCAGTCTATCCAATACGAGTGGTTTAAACGCTCATCAAATAGCTGTAGATTTTACGATCAGTGGATTGAGTACAATAGACTTAGGCTGTACGCTAGAGGCGAGCAGTCGATAGGAAAGTACAAGAACGAGCTAGCTGTTGATGGTGACTTATCGTATCTTAATTTGAATTGGGAGCCAGTACCAATTATACCTAAGTTTGTTGACATCGTTGTAAACGGAATGTCTAACAGGCTGTATGACGTAAAGGCTCAAGCACAAGACAGACTATCTTCCAAGAAGAGACAAGACTATAGAAGAATGGTTGAGGCCGACATGTTAGCCAAAGACCTATTGACCCAAGTTAAAGATGACTTTGGGGTAGATGCGTTTAACGTAAGTCCAGACGACTTACCAGAGAATAATGACGAGTTGAATCTGTTCATGCAGATTAACTACAAGCCAGGTATTGAGGTTGCTGAAGAGCAAGCTATTAGGACTATACTCAATAATAATCATTACGAAGACATAAAGAGACGCATCGACTATGACCTTACTGTACTTGGCATTGGTATGGCTAAGCACACCTTCAATCCGAATGGAGGTGTCAAGGTTGACTATGTTGATCCTGCGAACGTTGTTTATTCATACACCGACTATCCTACGTTTGATGATTGTTTCTACTTTGGTGAGATTAAAAGAGTCCACATATCCGAGGTTAAAAGAATGTATCCATACCTTACTGATGAGGATATCGAAGAGATTTCAAACTATTCTTATACTTGGTATCAGGATTACGGTGCTATGCGTCCATATACCGATAGTGTCTTCGACAAGGAGATTGTCAATCTTTTATACTTCAATTACAAGACTGATAAAAAGTTTGTCTACAAGAAGAAATACTTGGATAATGGAGGAGAGAGGGTTATTCGTAAGGACGAGAGCTTTAATCCACCAGAAGAAGAAGAGGCAAGGTTTGAGAGAGTAGAAAAAACTATTGAAGTTTGGTACAAAGGCGTTATGGTCCTAGGTACGCAGAAGTTGTTAGAGTGGGATATGATGAAGAACATGGTACGTCCTAAGTCTTCTTCTCACGTTGCGCTTCCAGAATATGTTGCTGTTGCACCTAGAATGTATCGTGGTGTGATTGAGTCGTTGGTTCGCCGTATGGTTGGATTTGCTGATTTAATTCAATTGACTCACTTAAAACTACAACAAGTGATTGCTCGTATGGTTCCAGATGGTGTGTATATCGACGCTGACGGACTGAATGAGGTTGACTTAGGTAACGGTTCTAACTACAACCCAGAGGAAGCATTAAAGATGTACTTCCAAACGGGTTCTGTAATTGGGCGTAGCTATACACAAGACGGAGAGTTTAACAATGCTAGAGTTCCTATTCAAGAGCTAAACAGTAGCGCTGGTCAAGGAAAAATTTCTAGCTTGGTTAATTCTTACAACCACTACCTTAATATGATTCGTGACGTGACGGGTCTTAACGAGGCAAGAGATGGCTCTACTCCTGATCCGAATGCATTGGTAGGGGTACAGAAGCTAGCGGCTTTGAACTCTAACACGGCTACTAGACACGTACTCGAGGGAGGATTATTTGTAACTAAACGATTGGCAGAAGCCATTTCTTTGCGTATTTCCGATGTATTGGAATACTCAGATACTAGAGAGCAGTTGATACATCAGATTGGTTCTCACAGTACTGATATACTAGATGATATTGCAGACCTTTACTTGCATGACTTTGGTGTGCACATTGAAGTCGCTCCAGACGAGGAAGAGAAAGCTCAGATGGAGGCGAACATACAAGTAGCTCTACAGAGAGACCAAATCACCTTAGAAGATGCTATTGACATTCGTGAGTTGAAGAACGTAAAATTAGCTAACGAATTGTTAAAGGTTAAGCGCAAAAACAAGGACAAGCAAGACCAAGAAAGAGAGATGCAGAAGATAGAAGCTCAGACCCAGTCTAATATGCAATCTTCTCAAGCAGCTGCGCAGTCTAAGATGGAGCAGATACAGATGGAGACTCAATCTAAAATGCAAATTAAAAGAGCTGAGGCAGAGTACGATACCATGAGGATGAAGCAAGAGGCTGAGCTAAAGTTGGCGTTGATGGACAAGGAATTCCAGTACCAAATGGCGCTAGCTAATGTGAGTGGTGAGACTCAAAAAGAGATAGAAAAAGAAAAGGAGAAGGCTAAGGATGACCGCATTAGTTTACAGAATACTCAGCAGTCTAAGCTTATCGAACAGAGAAAGAAGGACTTACCTCCACTAAACTTTGAGTCTAACGAAGACAGTTTAGATGGCTTTGACCTAGCCGAGTTTGAACCTAGATAATTATTTATCGTATATTTGCGATGCAAATCAAATAAAATAAAATTATGAGTGAATTTAAAGTACGAGAAGTAAGTGCAGAAGAGGAGAAAAGTGTACAAGAGGTAGAAGAGCAGTTGCTTAACGAACACGAAGAAAAACAACAAGAAGAAGAAACTCAAGAGGTAGAAGCCACGGAGCAACCTCAAGAGGAGTCTGAGCTAGTAACGGAGCAAACAACTCCGGCGCTTAGCGAAGAAGACGTTCTGTCATTTATTAAAGATAGGTACGATAGGCAAATTGATACGGTTGACCAGTTGTTTGAGGCAAAGGAGTCTGCGCCCGAACTTCCAGAAGACGTATCGGCATACCTAAAGTACAAACAAGAAACGGGTCGAGGATTCGATGACTTTGTTAAGATTAACAGAGACTTTGATAACGAAGACCCGAATAGGCTACTTCTTGAGTATTATAAGG